GACGCCCGCTATCAAGGCGGCCAATACCTGCTTCATCTTTGGGCGGCCAATAGATGTCAGCTTTCTCTGTGCCACCATCACCACAGCTATGACAGTCACAGCCGCGGTGGTGGACTTCATCTACCGTCCTACACCTGGATCCGCTACAGGCCAGGTGGTGCTAGGACGCTTGACATTGCCAGTCACTGGTAGCACCATTGGGCACCAGGTCTACAAGAAGATCACGCCTGTTAGGTGTAATCCTGGCGGCGAGCTTGTTATCGAGTTGATCACTGCATCTACAGCCGGCGCAGCTGCCTTCGGTGTTGTGGAAGGCGCGTCAGCTGAGTTCGCCGCCAACATCGCTGCAATGATCGCATCAGCATGACCCTGGACCTCGGCAAGATACAGGAGTATGCCAAGATCACAGATGGCGGACCTCTCGTCCTAACCAGGGTCCGCCCCTGTACTCGCATCACTCGCCGGGAGGAAGGCGTCGATCCGATCTACGTCTTCATTCAGGGTGGCACCTACTACAGCGAGGACGGCAAGGTCATTCCAACTGGTATGCTCCCCGCCTGGCTTGATGATGAAATCGCCAAGATGACGCCAGCAGCCAGGAAGGAAGTGGGCCTCCAGGACTGGGAACACCCAGGGGACTAAATAGTGGCTGTTCACGTACTCACTACCTATCCTGAAGAAGGTGCTGTTAATGCATCTTGGCCAGCCTTGGCCAACGCTGAGTCAGGTAATCACGCTCAGCTATCTAAATGGCCTACCAAGTCAGTTCACGCAGTAGGTACCTTTGGTGCTGGTGGGTCTGTGGCGATCGAGGGCTCAAACGACGGTACTAACTGGGCTGTTCTACGGGATGGTACTGGGACAGACATAGCCCTAACTGCAGCTACCATCGTGAGGGATATTCTCGAAAACACTCGCTTCATTCGACCCAGAGTAACTGCCGGTGATGGCACTACATCTCTTAACGTCATCATCTCGGGAATGTAGGGCTATGATATATGGGTGTTCTCAGCAATACACGCGAGTTGAAGGAGGATGTACTCTTTCGATCATCTGAGGGCCTGGTTGGCTCCAAGTGGGAAGCTACTGTCGTAAAATACCTCAACCGCTGCTATCGTACCCTGGCCACAGGGGCATCCGAATTCCTCCCTGAGTATGTCGAAGATTGGTGGTGGCTACGCGGTAAGGATGCTCTTAATCTCGAGCCTCCATACACCACAGGCACTGTTGCTCTCACTAACAACTCCACGTCCATCACCTTCAGTCCAGCCCCTGTGGCATCCCAAGCAGGACGGCGACTTGTCATTCCTAATGAGCCTGACAAGCCCCTTGTGTTGACACACACTGCAGGTGTGGGAGCAGCCACGTTGGATGTGGCCTGGACAGGTGACACCAACACAGCGGCTACCTTCAGATCTCTGAAAACCACCTACCAACTGGCTACGACTGTCCAGGTCGTGATGAGCCCCATAATTATCTTCCGCTCCCCTGAACGGATCATTGGTGTCAGCCCAGAACGGATGGATGAACTATATCCCCTGGCCCGCCTGGATTACGGCATCCCTCAGGCCTTCGCTCTCGAGACGGAGGAGAGCGTCCGCTTTAGTCATGGAGGGCACCCTGAGGGTGACTACATGCGAGTTGAATATAGGTATAGGCCGAAGGTTGTAGATCTGGTGGACACCTCTGGTTCTATCCCCCTCGTCCCTGCACAGTGGATGCACCTCTTGGCCGACATGGCCCTGACCTACGTCCTGTTCGATAAGAATGATGATAGGAGCAACGCAGCGGCGCTAGCTGCCCGCACAGGCCTGGCGGCCATGATTAAGGAGAACAGGCGCCGCCTCGTCAAGATGGACACGTTGGCTGGCAAGATCATGCCCCGGCCGCGCAGTGGCAGTAGCGGAGCTCAGCCTCCAGCATGAGCTATCGCGGCCTAACCATCCCCTTGCCTGTAGGCCAGCAGGGCTTCACAGGTACGGAGAACCCCTCCCAAGCAGGGCCAGGCCATCTCCTATACACGGATGGTGCCGAGCTGGATGCTGGCATCATTAGGAAGGAGGGCGGGGCGACTAAGTTCAACGCATCCGCACTGACTGTCGCTGCAGTTCCCGCTGCGATATTGGCCGGCATAAACTGGTCTCCCCTAACGGGGGTGTTCAGGGATGTGGTATTCCTGGACGGAGGCACCGTCCTGAAGGACTCCGGTGCTGGTACATTCCCCACAACTATGGCATCAGGTCTGGTTACCAACAGGGACCCTCCGCCGTTGTTTGTTCTTGGGGGAGGGGAGTCAGTTGGATCATCTCGTCGCTTGTTCCTATTCAGCGCCGGCAATCAGGTACAGACAGTTGCTGCAGATGGAGGGGCCCTGGCAGCTATATCCGCACCCGCCGCTGATTGGACTGGCGCAGGCAACTTCCCTATCTTCGGTGCCCTGCATGGCTTCCGATTATGGGGAGGCGGCAATGCATCTGACCCACATCGCCTTTATTACAGTACCCTAACCAGTCATCAAGACTTCACAGGGGCGGGCTCAGGACAGATAGCGATCTTCCCCGGAGAGGGTGAACGGATCGTCGGAGCCATCTCGTTCCGTGGTGCGCTGGTGGTATGGAAGTACCCTCACGGTATATACATAGTCAACACCTCTGATCCCACTCCAGCAAATTGGTCGGTTGTGCCCCTGACCAGGGCGGTTGGCGGCCTCAATCAGCAGGGTATCATGCAGATTGAGAATGACGTCCTATACATGGACGCCATCGGCAGCACCCACTCCCTTAGCTCCACCAACGAGTTCGGCGACTTCACCACCAGCGACATTGGCGAGGCTGATAAGATCGCCAACTTCATGCGCAGGTCAGTGAACCTGAGTAAGATGCGCAGGGTGTCCGCCTTGTGGTATGCCAAGAAGCAGCAGGCATGGTTCGCCCTACCCCTCATAGGCGGGGACAACAATAACCTGAGATTTATCACTGTCTTTGAGGGAGCACCTCAACCAGATCAGGCACCCGTCCGCCGCTTCTTCATGTCTCGTAGGGATGTGTGTCTCAGCTTGTGGCTACGTCCTGACATCAATGGAGTGCCCTCCCCTGCAATGGGAGATGATGCTGGCTTTGTGTGGCTCATGGATCAGGAGCTGCGAAACAAAGATGGTGTAGGATACCCCGTCACGTTCGAGACAGCCAACACTGACTTTGGTTTCTTCGATCAACAGATCGCCACCAGGATGAAGGCAGGGCAGTTCCTTGAGCTGGCCTTCGAGCCTCGTGGGGCATGGGACTTGACAGTTGAAGTGTTCTGGGACGATACCCTGACGGACACAATACTGTTCAACATGGGATCTGGAGGTGCAACTCTAGGAGGCTTCATCCTCGATACTGATACCCTGGCATCCACATCTGTTAGGTCATCACGAACGAAGATGGAGGGCAGTGGCCGTCGGCTGAAGCTGGTTGCAGAGAACGCTGGCCTTAATCAAGACGTCAGTATGTCTGCCTTCTATGTAGGTCTCACCTTGATGGATGAGAGGACGGGAGAGTGATGTATAAGTTCGTCAAGGCCCCTACCTTCGTCCGCAAGGATGAGCAAGGCACTCTCCGTGAGCTGATGTGCAAGATGTGCGGCACTGTCATAGCGGGCTTCACTGAGCGTATTGTTGGATACGAGATGGATAGGGCTGGGAACAAGGTCAAGGTGGTATCCCGACAGTTCACTCGCTTCCATAACTACACTGAGTTGAAGATCGCATTCTCAGATGGCTCCTTCCATGTAACTAACGGCTGCAGTGCTTGCCTATCCATGTCTCTGCCTCCGGCAGCACTGGATGAGCTGCACAGAGCAGATCAAGAAGAGAGCCCAGATGGCTACACGGAGAGGGAACGCGAGAGGGCTGACCCTACTGCCGTAGCTGTTCGCCATGACGCAGGGGGCATAACATGAGCCAGGGTCTTTATAGTCACACAACCCGTGCCACAGGCACGGTGCTGACGGCCGCCATCTATAACAGCGACCACCAGAACCATATCACTAACCAGAACCCCTCAATGAGCGGGGCGTACAGTGATAATCTAACGCAGCATCAGCTCAACACCGACCCTGGAGGGCTGGGCACTGAGGTTCTAGCTACCGACATGGGTGTGGAGCTAGAGCAGCTTAGGTTCTGTATAAAGCGGATCACAGGAGCTGCACAGTGGTATATAGGGGCAGTCTCGTCACTAGGTGCTATACAAGGAGCTGCCATTGTCGATGGCACAGTCAGTGATGCTGAGCTGGCAGCGAATTCTGTTATCACATCTAAGATCCTGGATGCTAACGTTACAACAGCGAAGCTAGCCAACGACGCTGTTGATAATGCCAAGCTGAACAACATGGCAGCCTGGTCATTCAAGATCAGG